CTCAGCACGGGATCAAATGACGTCACAATTATTTGGGCTTAAGAGCATTTGGGCCTATTGGGCCTAAACATACCGCTACGCGGAGTAATTAAAACAAATGTATTATTGTTAGTGTTATTATTCATATGCATAATCTTACATTAAATATGATTATTACACTTTGATCCTAAGAGCATGAACAATAAAAACCTTTAAATCACATAAACTATCTAATCCATTCTCGTTGAGAACAGACACAATAAACTTCCTGTTGTAATCTTCATCTTTCTTCAAATACTGGGATTCAATGTCGAGATTGAATGTCTTCTCACCTTCGTAATAACCATAATCGTTATGATACAAGTAACCACCAATTGGAACATAACCAATTGGTCTACAAACACCATCGTCTTCAAGCATAGATATCTGCAACTGACCACGAACATTTCTGTTGCCTCCATAGAAACTGCCATTGAAGCTTACACTACAACTCACAAGTAACACCTTCCTGGAATCATTTAATTTATTCTTCATACTATCACAGCAGGTAATCTCTTGTGATGGATCACCAGCTAAAGTAGGAAAATCACAGACATGTGTACATGTCTTCAAAGGACTCGCGAACCAATCTGCCATTTTTTGCAGTTGCAGAAAAATGATGACGACGAAGAAGAAGAAGAAGCTATGTATTTATAGAACAATATATGAAGCTTCTTCAACACAAAAGAATCTGCTTTCGTGTGAACAAAGCAACTAATGGTCCCCACTGATAAAGTAAACCGCGTTAAAAGAAAACGCGTGAGCTCCACTACTATATGGACCAATAGCATTTAAACACGCGTACATATACAGTTTAGCGTGTTGTACAATCTTCCGTCAGATTCGCTTCACGAATCACAGATCCTGATTGTACACGTGTCTACACATCTAAGGGCTTATAATGAGTCTAAATGACTCCGCTGATCCTGGGGCGGGGGTAATACTAAGCCCCGCCCCAG